ATGAGAGAACGTCTTGAATACGAGCAATATATTGCTATCCGCAATGCTGCCGAACAGCAGCCTGCGTGGTTTGCATTATCGATGGATTTAGCACTCATCACCGGCCAACGCCGTGAAGATGTGGTGAAAATGAAGTTTATCGATATACGTGATAACCGACTATACATAGAGCAAACTAAAACAGGGGCAATGATCGCTATTCCACTGACTCTGACGCTGAAATCTGTCGGTTTAAGCCTTTCAAACATTATTGACCGCTGCCGACAAGTAAGCCGAACAGATTTTCTCATCAGTTCTGGTATTAGAAAAAACAGCCCTGATGGCTCTATTCATCCCGATGGATTGACTAAGGGGTTTGTCAAAGCGAGGCGATATTCTGGATTATCTTTCTCCCACTCTCCGCCATCATTTCATGAGATACGAAGCCTGTCGGGACGTTTGTATGAAAAAGAATATGGGAAAGAATTTACGCGAAAGTTGCTGGGGCATAAATCAGAAAAAATGACCGATAAATACCTTGATACACGGGGCAAAGAATACGTGATGCTATAACATTTCCCCCGTTTTTAAGACGTGCTATCCCCTCGCCAAAAAGACCGAATATGAAATTTCGGACAAATTTCGGACATTTTCGGATATCGACCACTTAAGTAATTGATTTAAAATGAAATTAAAAAAAGACCGAATACTATCCCATAACATTTATATCTTTATAAAACATAACGTTATAAATGTTGTAGGGAGTTTGGGCGATAAAATGGCGACAACCAAGTGCCTGCCATCACAATAGCTTATGTTTATCCTTTCCGTATAACCTCAATAACTATATGCTACAAGCAAACTTATAGGTTATGGGGATAAACTGGTGACTAAGCCACCACCGCTAACAGATGACCAAAAAAAAGCACTGTCGGTCATAGAACCTCAACTTCGTTGTTGTGTGAAAACTGCAGAATTCGATAAAGCCAAAAAATTAACGTCCCAGTTGCAAATACTGCTGCGTCCAACCGGGCATGAAACTCGGTTACTCCAAGCAAAAAATTGGTTATATGAAACAGCCTTAGAAGCTGGACATATTGATTATGCCAAATCTGGATTTCAGGGAACAATGAAAAAAAGCTCGGAACGAACACGTCTTCATTTGGAAGCAACAGCATTATTAGCTATTTGCTTCCTAAGAGAAAACAATATAGCTAGGGCAAGTAAGTTAATAATGTCAGCAGTAGATAACATTAGTAATATTTCATCTGAAACACGGAGGAAACAATTCCATCGAAGATTACTAAAACGCTTAGAAGAAGAGAGTATTCTCGCAGGATTAATAAATAAATCTTCAGAGCCGCTAGTTTTGGATATTGTAGATAAAGAAACTATCAGGCTTGTGATGACACAATCTGAAAATCAGATTTTTATTGGAATGGGAAATGCTATTCCCCAACAATCTATCGACCTCCTTAGACAAGTACAAGAAGCATATATATTACGCCTCCCACGACCAGATATGAAACTGTTACCCCCGCCATTGATCGAGGAAAGAAAAGAAGAATTAGGAAAGAGGGCAAATTCGGCACTAAAAAGAGTTGCTTGGAAAGCCCTATGTAGTCCTGAAAGTGAGATTTACAAAGCATGGAGCGGTGGCTTATCTGTTGTATATGACAAAAAATATATCGCTAGTGCTATCGTTGCTTCTTTCAACTCATTCAGTATATCAGTAGTAATGCTTGCTGCCAGTGCTGCTGCGTTAGCAATCAAATTTGGTGCTGAGGTATTTTGTGAAACGTTTTCTCCGAATTCATTAATGATCGACAAGAGAGATAACAATTGATTTTTATTTCAGGTGATGTACATAGACTATACACCACCTGATTTCTACAAATTATTGGCCCATTCATCAGAAGAAATAATTTCGCCGCTCTCACGCAAAATTATATCACCATCAATTCGATCAATTATAAATGTTCTAAATCTTCTGGCTAAATGACAATACCCACCAATTTGATGTCCATCAAAGCTTTTAACATCTACATCTCTAAAGGTCTCATTACCTTTCGAATCAATATAATTAAAAGCAATTTTTAGATAGTCAGTATTTAACTGTGTTAAGCTTGATTTTTTCTTTTCTTTTTGTCGCGAGGGCTTCTTTAACTCTGAAGGTTCTGGTGCTAATGCTGTTTCGGTTAACTCGGTCTGGCTCTTCATCTCCCTTTGTAATGTGGGATAATCTATTTTTTTAATCTTGGTATATGACCAATAAATAATAAAAACACCTACAAGAAAGACCAAAAAGCCACTATTACTGGTTTCAGGCTTAATCATCATTCCAGCACATATAAAGAAAAAACACGTTGAAAAAATTAACTTACTAATTTTCTTGCCTGTGCTTTGTTGTTTCTGCCAAATAACTCTCCCAGACCACACAATCATCGCTGTACATAATAATACGAAAAAAATATTCATTTTTTATTCTATTTAAAAGTTAGATTCTATTGTCAAAGAAATACGCCCTACCGCATTAACCTCATCGACGCCACACTGGAAGTTAGAGGAATTATTAGTGACACTAATTTTCTTACCGGGAATCAGCGTAATATCATAAATATCGTGCTTCCCATCAATATCTAATAACCACCGGCCATTGCTAATGCTAGTTATACCGACATCAACTAGCCAGCTTGTCGAATTACTCTCAATAAATACCGGTTCAATAAGGTCAACGGGTAAAAACTTGGTATCAATATGCCACTCACCTGATGGCTCAAGTATTCCCGCTTTAAGTTTCTGTTTTGGTAAGATGGTCACAAAATCATTATTTACAGCAACGCCATTTTCTACGAGGGCTGTAACGCACTTCCCTGTAGCTAGCCATTCAAGCGAAACGCCTGTATCAAGAGCACAAGTCACGACTACATCACCGGGAAAGAAATCACGACGAATCCAAGTGCTGATCGTACCGGTCGGAATACCAAGTAAGTCGGCTAATTCTTTTTGAGTGCTGAAACTGTAGGCGTCCAATATCCGACGGAGCACTGCCTTACCACCAGATGCCAATATCTGCTCGTACAGTTTTTTTCCTGCGAGAACTTTATTTCCACTTTCAGAATTCGATTTTTCGAATTCTCCAGTCATTAACCATCGTAAATCAGTATTAGTATCCAACGCGCACTTGATTATAGAGTTACCTGGAACACTGTTACGCTGCGTCCAACCGCTGATGTTATTCGCGGGAATTTCTAGGCATTCCGCCAATGCTTTCTGTGATGTAACACCATAAGAAGAAAGCAATCTTTCTATAATGTCTGTGGCACTGCTTTTACCGATAGCCATAGAAACCACCAAAAAGTGATAAAAAATCATTTACCAAATCACTTTTGCGATCTACAGTAACCGCACTACCACATGCAATCCCATAGAACACAATGACCTGTAGGAGATATTGCGTTATGTCTCAAGATATTGCAACGCTAAGACAGCCTTTTGAGGCTGGGATCACCCCAGATTTACTATTGGCATTAGTCCAATACCTTACCCCAACACTAAATAGTCTGGTTTCCAATGCGATCGATACGGCGTTGGCTGCCAATATGTCGCCCACTATTTCGAAGAAAGAGTTCGCGCGAATCAATGGAATCAGTGAGTCATTGCTAGAGAAGTGGATAGCCAAAGGTGTTGTCCTGCTGGCTCCGACACCCACCACCACTGTTAAGCGTAGCTATATCTGTAAAAGAACCGGCCGCAACATCAATAACGTGATGGAGAGGCATGGCAATGCACTGATCAATCTTGACGCATGGCGTGAGAAGAATCGTCAACATGCGCTTAAATGTCGTTATATAAAACCATAATTCGATTATTCGAATTTTAAAGGGAATTAGCAATGTTTGAGAAACAAACGGGAAAACAACTTCATTGGGATTCTGCCTTGCGGCGCTTTGCTGGGATGACAGATATTCAGCAACTGGCAGAGTCTGTTGCTATAAATCCGCAAACGCTGCGCAATAAACTGAACCCGGCACAACCTCACGAGCTGACAGTGATTGAAATGCTCCGTATTACACATCTAACCGGCGATTACACCTTATTAGATGGTCTGCTTGCTCAGTTAGGCCGCCTGCCCTCAATGAAAATGGCCGATAAAACTGATTGTTGTGATTTGCCGGAGTGCATTTTACAAATCACAGCGGCAACGGGGACTTTAGCAAACGAAACAGTGCAAATGATGGCAGACAATCGCCTGTCTAAGTTAAGGAAAGACACGATGGTGACTCAGGCAAATCAGGCGGTGCAAAACTTGGCGATGTTTGCTTATTCAATTGAAGAACGTTTCCACAGCATTTCAGAATTGCCCCCAGTTTTTAAAAACACCCCAATAACAATATCCAAAACTAATATTTTACCCATCTAATATTATAAGGAGCCAAAGCATGAGCTACCACTGTGCCTTTACTTCCGAAAATGTTCGTTTAATGCCTAACAATTTACGCATGCTGATCGGTAAGCATTTTGCCGGTTCCCGTTGGGCGGATACCTGTAATTTCTATAATAAAATGCCTGAGCGTTACCGTGGGACGGTTTGCTTTCATGCAACATTAAAAAGGCGTCATACTCTGTTTAAATTTGAAGAGTTGCAGGAGTACGAGAGAGAATTAATTGTTAGCGCGATAGATGAGTTAGGTCGTTACTTTATTAAATGTCACCGGCGGCCACTGGATTCTATTGCATTGATTCACCGGTTGCCACTGAGTGTCCGCAAGACATTATTTCTCCATGCCGGTTTAAGTACCGTTGAGCTTAGTTTACCACTATGGCATATCAAGCGTAGTTCATGTCATTGGCGGAGTGCATTGTTAAACGCCTTAGATGAAATGCTGAATATATTTGATGACCTGCCAGCAATTATTACTTCGGCCAAGCCGGAGAGTTATATTTAGTAATTTAGATATTCTTATTTGAAATAAAGGACGCGACTACGTTGGGATTTATATCGCCTTAAAACAGGGAAGGAGTATCACTCATGGTGGATTCGATGGACATTATTCAAGAACACCAGCTCGCCACACTTGAACGGCAAATTGCCGCCGCACGTATAACACTGACCGGTGTATCCGCTTTCTTTTGTGAGGATTGCGGCCAACCTATTCCAGAGGCCCGCCGCACGGCATTGCTGGGAATACAGTTCTGTGTTTCTTGTCAGCAAATCCGTGAACAACTTACCCAGCATTACCGGCGTTGATTTTGGCGCAAGCACAGCGTGGCCGTATCACTCCCTCCCCGCCGTTGCCTTATCCGGGCTGCGGCGCTTCTGATGGTTATGCCTACCCCGACAGTCATCCGCGAGAAACCTTACCCGGTATACAAAAAGTACTTACCCGTGAACAATTTATGCAGGGGCAAGCGGCTTTAGCCAATATCAATAAATTACCTCAGCTCTTACGTACGCAATTTATTGCTCGCCATGAATTTCTGTTAAGCCATAAAGGGTTAAACGCTACCAATAAATGGTTGGTGTTTGTTTTTAATCAGCGGATTTGGCCGCGCATTAAGGCGGTTAATAATAAGAATAGGATGAACATTAGTGAGCTACGGTGGTTTTCGATAGAGCCAGAGGATTATGACAACCTGCCTGGATTGCATAATAAAGCGCTGCGCCGTTTGGCTCAGTTAATCGCCAGTGAATTAATGCAACTGCATGACAATTACTGTGCCGAGCGTATTGCAGAAAATAACGGCGATAGTGCTATTTTATTACACGCTTCCACTCAAGCTCAGATATATGGTGATCTTGCCAGAATAGCGCGCGCCCTGAACGTCACCCCCATGTACTGGGTTAAATATCAAAAAGGTTTGTTAGATATTCGCTCCGCTATCGCCAGCTTGTCACGTCTGGTTAATCCTGAATGGTGGGAACGGCGGTTAAAAGCACAACGTACACGTTGGCGCGAAGCGCTACTGATTGCTGTTGGTAATGTCAGCCGCGATGTTTCGGCATCCTCATATGCCAGTAAACAAGCTATTCGTGATGTGCTGGCGCGCCGCCAGGCAAATCTGGAATATCTCAAACGCTGCCAGTTAGAAAATATTAAAACGGGTGAACGAATCGATCTGATAGACAAAGTCATGGCGAGTATTTCTAATCCGGAGACCCGGCGCATGGAACTGATGAGCACTATTGCCGGTACTGAAAAATATGCCGCGACGCAGAAACACGTCGGTATGTTTCTGACCATCACTACCCCGTCGAAATACCATGCAACTCGCGTTTTCGGTAAAGGCGAAAGCAAGAAAGTGCACTTCAACCACAAATGGAATGATGAAGCCTATTCCCCTAAAGACGGCCAGCGCTATCTGTGTGCTATTTGGGCAAAAATGCGTACTGCCTAAATTAGCGGTCTACGGTATTCGCGTGGTGGAGCCGCATCATGACGGCACGCCGCACTGGCACATGATGCTGTTTTGTGAGCGCAGTCAGCGGCGACAAATTATAGATATTATGCGCAGTTACGCCCTGCAAGAAGATGCTGATGAACGTGGTGCAGCGGAGAATCGCTTTGAATGTAAACATCTAAAAAAAGGCGGAGCCGCCGGTTATATTGCTAAATATATTGCCAAGAATATTGATGGCTATGCCCTTGAGGGTCAGCGTGATCACGAAACCGGTGAGCTGCTCAGCCAATCTGCCGCCGCTGTGACAGCTTGGGCCGCAACATGGCGCATCCCTCAGTTTCGCCCGCTAGGTATTCCCTCTATGGGCGCTTATCGCGAGTGTCGTCGCATTCGCTCAACCAATCTGACGAAAGCTTTTGATAAGACGGTGGAGGCTGTGCGCCATGCTGCTGATAAGGGCAATTTCTCTGGCTATATCGCTGCCCAAGGCGGGACTAACTTATCACGTACCGAGCAGACGGTCAGAGTCGCCCGACACATTGCTGATGAGCTAAATGCCTACGATGAAGAAGTTAAAAAGGTCATTGGTATTTATGCGCCCCATTTGGGTACCTCGCGTATATACAAAACGCGCACCACCCAATGGCGCATCGTTTCGCAGTCCGTTGACGTTGAGCTTTTGACGTTAAAAAGCGCCAGTGGCGCGCCTTGGAGTCCTGTCAATAACTGTGGGTTGGTCGGAAATATTCACGATCCAAATCCTCCCAATCAGCATGCCAAAATGAGCAGCACAGTGCTGGAGCATCCACCTGCCGTTATGATTGACTGGTTAGATATTGATGAGACCAAAGCAATGGTGGCTAGGATTAAGCAGAAGCAGCCGAGTATCCATAGAATGCAGCGCAGTTATGCCCCTACCAAAGGCCGTGTTATTGCGCCATCGGCTCGTTTGACCCGCGAAGAACGCCAACGCATCTGCACTATCCGTAATGACCTGTTGCAGAAAGATATTAGCGCCCACCACTGGGAGCTGGAATCATTAGCTCGTGGGGCAAAAATGATGTTTGGCGATACAGTTATTCAGTATCCCGCCCTGCCTGACTGGCCGGGGTTTGATGATTAATCCCCTAAATAGAAAGTTATTTACAGCGTTGGGGGGTTATACACTGAGTTATTTATTATAAAAATATATCGTATTTTTCTCATTAACCTCTAGCTACGCAACTCATAAATTAATTAGCTAATTATCTTTAGATTCATGTGGTTAAATACAATTTAAAGTTTAAATAATGTTGACCGCATTAGTTTTTCATCTAATACTGGATATAAAAACAGTCACACAAAGAGGTAATGGTGGAAGCCACTGACACAAAGCAACTTGTACTGGCACGTATTCAATTGATTGCGGACATTTCTCAAGCCGCACAGTGCAACGCATCTGAGTTTCTTATCGCTATGGCACTCATTTCTGACCTGGCTAGACAAGTTGTATCGGGTTGTGATTCAGAGGACATGTTCTATTGTGCAGAAGAGCAAGATAGACATTAATAATGTTGTTAATAGAGCACGCAAATAGGACAGCAAAATACTATATATGAGAGCCGAACCATCTCATACGCTGAAAACAATTCACAGTCATGCATGCATAGCGTGCATGATTTCGCATGATGATCCCCTGCTCTATTTTAGCTGTTAGCGCCTGAGCTGGCTTGGATCTCGCTCAGTCATGCAACTGCATGAAAACCAAGCCATAAAGAGCCTAGGCGTGGCGGGGATAGCATTGCGCGCAACTGGGTTTGGGACAGGTTTACATTGCTTGTCAGAGCCACGCAGTGACATTTTTACAGTATGTAATGCTGAGAAACCCCTTAGGAATGCATCAATGCGTTGGAAGGCTTACCTCCATCAGCCTAGGGCTAATGGACATCACGATGAAAATCAACGGCCACACTACCACGACTTTTGGCATTGAGCTGAAAATGTTCCGAGGTGAGTTTATCGGCCTGAACGGCGCGCTGATTTCTATGCTTACAGTGTGGTGGATCTGGAGAATGGGTGGTGATATCTCTGGCGGTGTTTTTGGATGAGTACTAGAGGGGTAATGTAAAGGTATATAAATCGTGAGTGATAAAATCACTAGATACCAAATGCTATAGCGTTATCTGTACTCTCTTCATTTGCAGTTCACTCAATCATATGAACATTAAAAGTATGATTGTTATCATTGTATTGAAGTCTTATCGATGTCACTTTTGAAGTGAGTTTCATGAAATTAACAAATAAAATCATATAGATATGATTAATTTGTAAAAAATAATACATAGAAAGGTAACATTGCGAATTAAGACTAAACATCTTACTATTATAGCACAAAATTTATTTCCAACTATCTATATAAATAAAGGGGTCATATGTCGATAGAAATAATAAAAAAACAAATAAGGTATTTTGTTGGCACTAATACCCCTGAAGTTATGGCAATAAAGGGGGACTGGGGAGTAGGAAAAACATTTAGTTGGAAGAAATTCCTAAATGATAACAAAGATAGCATGTCCCTTGATAAATATGCATATGTTTCATTATTTGGAGTTAATTCACTAGATTCTTTTAAATATGCTATTTTTGAAAATGTTATACACAAGAAACTGATAGGTACTGAAGCAAATTTAGATACATTCAAAGAGAATACATCTAGTATATTAAATAAGTTTAGCAGGAGAAATTTACAACACATAAAAACTGTACCACTAGTAAAAAACTTCACCACATCTATTGATTCTATATCATTCCTATCAATTAATAAGACATTAATATGTATAGATGATTTAGAGCGAAAAGGCTCAGGGCTTGATATAAAAGATATCCTCGGATTAATATCCCAATTAAAGGAACAGAAAAATTGCAAGATTGTAATCTTACTCAATGATAGCGTCAGCGATTTAGATGACTATCATAAATATAAAGAAAAAGTTATTGATATAGAATTGAAGTTCGCTCCAACAGCTGAAGAATGCGCATCAATCGCATATAATAGTGGCAAGGCTTACTATAAAAACCTTAAATACTTCACAACTAAATTAGGTATAAAAAATATTAGGATTTTAAAGAAGATTGAGAGATTGATCGATTTATCACTTCCTATTATAAATGAATGTGAAGCAGAAATTATGGATTCAGTCATTAGCTCTCTAGTTCTTTTCTCTTGGTCTAATTACTCATCAGGTAGTGATAATGATGTTCCAAGCTTAGACTACATAGAAAGTAGAAGTTATGATATATTCGGCATGAGCGATAAAACTAAAAAAAACAAAACACATATACTCTGGAATAATATATTAAATGATTATGGGTATAACTTAGTAGATGAGTTGGATAAGGTATTAATTGATACGGTAAAAACTGGATACTTCATTGATGAAGATTTTATTCGTGAGTGTAAAAAAAAGAATCGACAGATTCTAGTATCAAAATCAAAAGATTCCCTTTCAAAAACATGGAATTTATTTAACAACAACTTTAATAACAATGAAGATGAAGTAATATCATCATTATATAATAGTTTTATAAAAAATATCGATAATCTATTCCTTAAAGATCTAAATTCTATTGTACTATTATTTAAAAGTCTGGGCGAAAGGGAAAAAGCGACTGAGTTGATTTGTTTTTATATCGATAGTAAACAAGAGGATATAGAGTCATTTAACCCACAAGATATTTATTTTCGCGATTATATAACCGATAGTGAAATAGCTGAAAGATTAGCAGCAGAATATGAGAAGAAATCCCCAAAACATACTGCACTAGAAGTGTTAGATAAGATGATAGCTACTAATGGTTGGAATGAAGAATATATAAAAATATTGGCTAGCACTTCAATAGAAGATTATTACACTCTGTTTAAATCATTTAATACACAAAATATATCATCATATATATATAAGTGTTTACAATTTTCTAATTATAGTGACAATACGCATCGATACGAAAAAATAACTCAACATGTAACAGATGCACTTCTGAAAATAGCATCGGAGAGTAAAATTAATAAAATTAATAAAATTAGGGTCTAAAAATATATCGATGTGAATTAGAAGTCCAAGTCGATTATATAATAATATAATCGACTTAAAAGATATCACCAATCAGATTAGTTATATTTAAGTCATAGTGAAGGTGCGTTTCCAACACTCCAACTGATGAGCATCCAAGATGTTTTTTTTAAAAAAATCTGATTTAGTATATTTCTGTTCATAATGAGAACCCGTTGTAATAGAAATACCCCCATCATTATCTAATTTACTATCAAAAATATAAAAATCTTTATCCGTTGACTGGCACTTGTTCATTTTTAAGGTGTTTATCACGCCCGTTTTGAACTTTTTATTACTTCTATATCCAAAAATAATTGCCTTTATTAAATTGGTATTGTGATGAAAAATAACACCATCTGATTTACTTGGTGTACTAAAAACAAGTCTGACTTCATTTTCATATTTCCAGCTATCATGTTTGTGAAAAAATAATGAGCTATCAAAAACATTCTCATTTAAAATTTGGAATAAATCAGCTTGCCTTTTGAATTTCCCATATTCGACATTGATAAGATGAGCGGTGCTAGGCTTCATTCCTGAAATATGTTCACTCAACTCTATCTCATTAGAGTCAGAGTTTGTTTCATATACAACAACGCAACCTTTAAAGCTATCAGCATAGTGGGCCCACATGAGATATTCAAACGGATCCTTACTAAAAGAAACCGAGCAGAAAGTCCTTTTATTGATATTTTCAAATAAACTATATAAGTAGCTTACTGCACCACTTACGTTTATAGGGTCATCAGCCCCATATACTTTAATAATATCCCTCAACTCTTTGCGAGAGTCCTCTTCATTATTAAACATATCAATAAGATATTTATTTCTAAAGAAAGAGTTTATTGATGGTATGAAATCAGAAGAAACCTTTTTATTTAGATAGTCTACAAATGAAATAAATTGGTCTTTTTTCCGAGTCATTAATAATACTGTCCATTTTTCTTCATCATCCCAAAACCTAGGATTAAATAAGAGATCCAATGGGTCATTCAAAAGACTATTAGATGCAAAAAACAATTCATTATATCTTATTGACTTATCAAAATAGACATCATCTCTAAAATATTTATATATATACACGTCTAAGTCACCTATATAATTAACCTTCTAGATATTTTATCAGCTTTTGTATTCGAGAATCATTAAATTAAACTTTAGATGTCTTATTCGGTCAACGAGTAAGTTTATTATATACACTTTTTACAACTCATACCCCCTAAACCCTACCACCGCCTCCCCTACCCACCCATTGACCTCTTTCAGGCGTTCTTGCAATGCGGTGAGTTCATTCCTGACAAATACCTGGCTGGCTTTTTCTATGTCACCGAAACCGCCGGTATTGTTGGGAATAATGCCCATCATCTGTGGTGGGACGCGGTGCACACTGAGCAGATCATCGCGGGTAGCGTTCTTGATATTGAAAAAATCATCTTTGGTGGCGACTTCGCTCAACGGTAAAATCTGGATACCGTCTTTTTTGCCATTAGGGGCATACATAAACAGATTGCGGAAGTTGCCTAGCCCTTTAGTGTCGCGCATCGCTTTACGCATCGCCTCAATATCGCTGCTGCTTTGCGCGGCGTCGGTCATATACAGAATATATCCCGCATGTGCGCCGTTCTGGTAATACTTGCGGCGAAATAGCGTGGCGGCTTCATTCAGCCAGGCAGAATTTAAGCCGCTGAGATATTCCGGCAGGCCATAAAGCTCCTGATTGATATCCGGCTCTATCAGATGAAACACCGTACCAGCCGTAAACTGATGATCGACTTTGCCATTCTGCACAAACCAGTAGCAATCTTTCTGCACGCCTCGGCGGGTGTACTTAGCCGGGCTGGGGTCAAGGCGCAGCGGTTCACCCAGTTGGTTGCGACGCAGCTCCAAAAAGGCGTTACCGAACACCAAATAATCCAGCGCATAGCGGCTAAATGCCTGTTGGCTAAGCATCGGATGTGGAATAAAGGTACTCGCCAGAATATTGCGTTTCACGTACAACGGTGAGCTGTGATGCACGGCGGCCCTGAAACTACGCGCTAACCCATCAAAACTGATCGGCGGTTCATACCATTTGCCATTCCCATTACATTCGATGTAATCCAGAATTTCCCGCTTATCCAACACCGCCGAGGGTTCACCAAAGGTGAACGCCTCAACCGGTTGTTGTTGATGAGCGGCGTGCGGCTTTAATCTCTTGCGGCCTTTGCGTTGATTCATGCATTAAACTCCAAAATATTCGAGCTATGGCGGCCATTAAAGGCGGTTAAAGGTTCATTGAGCAGCGCGTGCATAATCGCCCACGCTACATCGGCGTGGCTGGCTTCTTCGCTGCGACTGGCGGCATAAGTTGAGCGCGCACCGCTGGCGGTCATGGTCTTGCGGATGGCCATAAAGGATTGGGTGATATCGGTGTGGCCAGCGTCATATTCCAACCGGCCGCTATTGATGGTGTGCTTGGCCTTTAGCACCATAGCGGTTTTGATTTCAGGGGTGTACTTGATTTCCCTTGCGGCCGGGAAGAACTGGCGCACCAACTGGAAAACACCCTGTCCGACAGTAGTGGCATCGATGCCGATGTATTCCACGCAGTACCTTTGCGTTAACTCTTCGATATGTCTGGCCTGCGCTTCAAAATCCATCCCTTTCCACTGGTGGCGTTCCAGCACGCGAAACTTGCCGCCGGGCACCAATGGCGGCGCAATGACTGCACAACCGGCACTATCACCGCAGTTGGCCTCGGACGGATCGTAACCCATCCACACCGGCCGATAGCCAAACGGTCGTAACGAATACGGGTTGTAATCCTCCCACTCTTCCAGACTGTCCACCATGCAGGCTTGCAACTCGGCGAACGGGAACACCGATGCCTGGTCATCAACAAACTCGCACATCAACAGGTTTTGATATTCTGACGGGCTGTATTCCAGCGCCAGTTGGTCGAGGTCGAACAGGTTGCAACCGCCAGTCAGCGCATCTTCAACCGTAACAATCTGCCGCCACTGACCATCTGCACACCGTGCGCCAGCGGCCAAATGGCTATGGCTGAGATCCAACTGGATATGATTAGACTTATTACGGCGACCTTTATTGAACAGTTCGCCAGACCAGAACGAATAAGCGCTGTGGGCTAAACTCGACGGCGTGGAGAAATAGGTGGTACGCCATTTTTTGTGCAATGACATACCAGACGCCACTTTGCGCAATTCCTGAAACTTGGGGATCCAGAAATATTCATCCAGATAGAGATTGCCGGTGTAGCTCTGCGCGGTGCGCACGTTAGTACCGAGGAAGAACAGCCGTGCACCGTTCGCTAACACCATCGGGTCACCTTTCAGGTCAACGTCAACCAGTCGGGCAAAATCGATAATGTAGCTTTTAAACACATGCGCCTGTGCCTTACTGGCCGATAAGAAGATCTGGTTGCGGCCAGTCAACAGTGCATCCAATAGCGCTTCGCGGGCAAAGAAGAAGGTCGCGCCAATCTGACGGGATTTCAGAATATTACGGATACGGTGAGCTAATCCCGCCTGATACCAGCCGCGCTGATAATCAAAGATATTTTCGTGAAAAACCGACTCCAGTTTTTCAATCGCTGACTCGCTAAACAGATTCTTATCCGGCGGTTTCCTTTCCCCCTTATTGCGGTTCGCTATGTTGGGATTTAAATCGGCTTCGTTGCCGCTCAGACTGTAGCGATTGACCCGCGCCAGCCGTTCAATTTGGCGGCCTAACAGGTCGATCTCCTTGAAATCCCGCCCCTCTTTAACCTCTTTCAGAATCAGTTGGATCAGCCGCGCTTCGAGGCTGCTTTCCACGCGGGAAATCGGCGCAATTGCCTCCCACTTATCGCGCTGTTTCCAGCTCTGCACCGTTGGCGCTTTCAGGCTTAATTGCTCGGCAATCTGGCGCACAGAAAAGCCCTGCCAATAAAGCAAAGCGGCTTGCCGCCGTGGGTCGTTGATGAGGGTACCCGGTGTGATATTCATGCGCTAAAGGCTACGCCACCACTCGGCACTCATTCCTGCTGTCTCTGTTGTATCACTGCCGCCACAACCCACCGCTGTTGTGGCAAGGCTGCGATGTTTAGAAACTGATTAGCCGCTCATGACTGGACAACAATATGGCGACGAACATGGCTAAGAAAGTCTCTAAATACTTCCGCATCGGCGTTGAGGGCGACACCTGCGACGGGCGTTTAATTGACGCCGGTGATATCAACCAGATGGCCGAGTCATTTGACCCGCGCGTCTACGGTTGCCGCATTAATCTGGAACACCTGAAAAGTTACTCACCAGACAGCACCTTTCGCCGCTATGGCGATGTCATCGGTCTGAGAGCCGACACCATTGACGATGATTCAGCACTGAAGGGTAAGCGGGCGTTGTTCGCCCAAATCAGCCCCACCGATGAGTTAGTGCTGATGACCAAAGCCCAACAGAAAATCTATACCTCGATGGAGATCCGCCCGAACTTTGCCAACAGCGGTAAAGCTTATCTGGTCGGGCTGGCGGTCACTGATGACCCCGCCAGCCTCGGCACCGAAATGCTGGCATTCAGCGCCAAAGCCCAACACAACCCACTGGCTGGTCGTAAATCTCATCCAGACAACCTGTTTTCGGTGGCAGTTGAAGTGCAATTGGAATTTGAAGATGTGGCCGAGTCAAGCGCAACCCTGCTGAATCGAGTGATGTCGGTCTTTAGCCGCAAACAAACGTCAGATAACGCCCGATTTACTGATGTGCATGAAGCCGTCAATGCGGTGGCGGAGCATGTGCAACAACAAGGGGAAGCCATTGAAGCCCGTTTCAGTGCGCTGACCGCACAGATTGATCTGCTGAAACAGAATATCGAACAGCACCAGCAAGGGGTTATCGCGCTCAAAACCAAGCTCAGCAATAGCGAAAACCTCAACCACAGCACCCGCCCCATCGCCACCGGCAGCGATGCCACGGCCGAGGTGTTAACCGACTGCTAAGCCACTTATTTCACAGGATGACTATGCGCCCAGCAACCCGCTTTAAATTTAATACCTATCTGACCCGACAGGCTGAGCTAAACGGGATCGCCATCGGCGATTTGAATAAAAAATTCAGTGTCGAACCCTCAGTAACTCAGACCATCATGACCCGCGTGCAGCAATCTTCTGAGTTTCTCAGCCGCATTAATATTGTGCCAGTTGCCGAACTGACTGCCGAAAAAGTCGGCCTTGGGGTAACCGGCTCGATTGCCAGCAATACCGACACCGACGGCGGTGACGAACGCGAAACCGAAGACTTTCTGGCGCTGGACAGCGAGAAGTATTTCTGTGAACAGGTGAACTACGATTTCCACATTCGCTACAACACCCTCGACCTGTGGGCGCGTTATCAGGATTTCCAGACCCGCCTGCGTGATGCCATTATCCGGCGGCAGGCATTGGATCGCATTCTGGCCGGGTTCAATGGTATCAGCCGCGCTAAAACCTCTAACCGTAAACAACACCCGCTATTACAAGATATCGCGGTAGGTTGGTTGCAGAAATACCGCACCAATGCGCCAACCCGCGTGATGAGTAAAATCATCGACGAAGACGGCAACGAACTGTCGAAAACCATCCGCATTGGCCGCAACGGCGACTATCTCAATCTGGATGCGCTGGTGATGGACGCCACCAACAATATGATCGCCGACTGGCATCAGGAAGACCCTCATCTGGTGGTGATTACCGGCCGCCAATTAATGCAGGATAAGTATTTTCCTATCGTCAATAAAGAGCAGGAAAACAGCGAAACCCTCGCCGGTGATCTGATTATCAGCCAAAAACGTATCGGCAATTTACCGGCAATTCGGGTGCCATTCTTCCCACCGAATGCCTTGCTGATCACCCGCCTCGATAACCTCTCTATCTACTGGATGGAGGATTCACACCGCCGCCATATTAATGAGAATCCCAAACGGGATCGCATCGAAAACTATGAATCGATTAAACAGGATTATGTAGTGGAAGATTACGCCTGCGGCTGTCTGGTGGAGAATATCGAGATTTTACCCGCGCCCAAAGAGAGAACCGATATTGCTCACCTGGCTGATGCGCTACTCACTGCGGTGAACAGTGCCGCTGCGCCGATGGTTGCCGAGGGGGATCAATAGATCATGTCCAGCCCAGCCCGCCGCCACTTTATCCAACAGTCCGCCATGCTCGCCTCACAATTGCGGGATGATCCGCTGCGCCATGCCACTGGCTATGAGCTGATGCTACTTAAACTCAACGAAGATAAGCGCAAGCTGAAACAGATCCGCTCACAACAACGCAAGGCCGAGCTGAAACGCCAATTATTGCCAGACTACCTGCCGTGGGTATCGGGCGTACTCAATGAGGGGAAAGGCGCGCAGGACGCCATTTTAATGACCATCATGATTTGGCGGCTGGATGCAGGGGATATTCCCGGTGCGCTGGATATCGCCCGTTATGCCCTGCGTTACCAATTGGTGCCACCCGACCGTTTCACCCGCTCCACCGCCTACCTGATTGCCGAGGAAGTGGCCGAGTCTGCCTGTCGCAGCTATACCGCCAGTCAACCGGTCGATAGTGCCCCCTTATTGCAAACCCTCGAGCTGATGGAGGGCGAGGATATGCCCGATCAGGTGCTCGCCAAGCTACATAAAATGACCGGCTACGCACTGCGAGACAGTGGTCAGGGCGAACTGGCGTTGAGTCACCTCAATCGCGCACTTCAGTTAAACACCGGCTGTGGCGTCAAAAAGGACATTGAACGGCTGGCAGTGAAGTTAAAAAACGCCGCCAGCCGCTAAACCGCACGCTCCCCCGAGCCGGGCGGCACGATGGCCGCGACCGATTTTACCGAATCAACGCCATCGTCCACCGCCCTCTCATTCTGCTATTGAGGTTGCCATGACCACTGTTGTTATTCCCGCGCCACGGCCCGATAAAATGGCCGAGCCGGTGATTGAAAATACCTTTTTTTGGCCTGCGGTTGACCCGATAAAACTGCGCGAGCTGTTGCGCCTTGAGGGAACCGTCACCGCCGAAAGGTTACGCTTTACCATTAAGGGGGCGATGGCTGAGGTCAATGCCGAGTTATTCGACTACCGCAGCCAACAGATGGCGGCCGGATTTAAGGCGCTGGCTGAGGTGCAAGCGGAGCAGATGGACGGCGAAAACATGCAGTTGGCTGAATATCTGCGGGCGGTGGGTGCCGTCACCGCCGCCTTGCTGGCCGAACGTTATCGCGGTTATGACGCCAGTGCCCGTGGTGATAAGCGCGCTGAAGCTATCGAAAATAGCGTGGGTGAATGGTGGCGTGATGCTCGCCACAGCATTCGCAATATTGCCGGTCAGCCACACAACATTATTGGCCTTATCTGATGCGGGTTTATGCGATGCAAGGCGACACCCTCGACGCACTGTGCTGGCGCTATTACCGCCGCACGCAACAAGTGGTTGAGCAAGTCTATAGCACAAATCCGGGGCTGGCCGAGTTAGGGGCCATTTTGCCCCACGGCTATCCGGTGGATTTACCCGATATCGCGCCAGCCGCCCAACGAGAAACCCTTCAATTATGGGATTAAAAATGGAAGAGATAACCACTCGACTCGCCCACAGCCTGACGGTGATATTGATTTTTATTGCCGCCCTCACCGCTGAAGAAATGGCGTTCTATGTGGCGACTATCGCCGCGACTGTCACCTGTGGCGTGAACTGGTATTACCGCCGCAAATGCTATTTGTTGCTGAAAAAGCGGCATGACAAGGAGAGCGCGGTTGATGAATTCCGCCGTTAAGCGCTGTTTAGTGGCTGCCATTCTGGCGTTGGCGGTCACATTGCCCCACTACCCAACACTAACAACCTCCACTGCTGGATTAAGACTGATTGCCGATCATGAGGGCTGCCAGCTCAGCGCCTATTTGTGCAGCGCCAATGTGTGGACTAATGGCATCGGTCACACTGTCGGGGTCAAGCCCAACACTGTTATCAGTGAGCAACAGGTGGCGCTCAATCTGGTAGCTGACGTGCAGCGGGTCGAATGGGCAATAGCCGTCTGTATGCCAGTTGCCATGCCGCAACCGGTCTATGACGCGGTAGTGTCATTTACTTTTAACGTTGGCACCGGCGCAGCTTGCCGCTCGACACTGGCCTTTTTTGTCAATAAGGGCGACTGGCGAAGCGCCTGTAATCAGTTGCCGCGCTGGGTGTATGTCAACGGCGTGAAAAACCAAGGGCTGGAGCGTCGCCGCACCACCGAACAAACACACTGCCTGAGCGGGGTCTGAGATGCGCACATTACTTCTGTTATGGGTTTTGATGATGGGGGTGCTGGCGTGGCACGCCCATAACCTTAAAAAAGATTTAGACAGCGCCAAACTGGTGATTGGCACTTTATCCGCCGGAATTGAGAGCCGGGACAATGCGATCACCCGAATGCAAGATGAGGCCCGACAACAGGCAGACAATGAGCGGGCATTACGGCAATCACTGAGCCACGCCAGCACCTTGTCATTATCTCGTGAACAGAGAATTCAAAGGTTACTCAATGAAAATAAAGTCTTGCGTGATTGGTTCGCTACTGCTTTGCCTGCTGACGTTATCCGGCTGCACCAGCGCCCCGCATTCGCCAGCCCCAACGATTATTTACGTTGGCTGTCCGCCAGTGAACAGTTGCCCACTGCCCGCCAGTCACCCAACGGTTAACGGTGATTTAAGTGCCGACATCCGCCAGTTAGAAACCGCACTGGTAGCCTGCGGGCTGCAAGTGGAAGCCGTTAAACAGTGTCAGGAACAACACCATGTTAAAACCCAAACTGCTGCGCCAAGCCTTAACCGACAGTCTGCCACTGTTGCAGACTAACCCAGAGCGGCTGAAAATGTTTGTTGATGGCGGGCGCATTGTCTCAACACTGGCCCCGTCGCTGTCTTTTGAAAATCAATATACGCTGACGCTGTTTATTGAGGATTTCCCCGATGATGTTGATTATCTCTTTGTGCCGATACTGGCATGGCTGCGGGAACATCAACCGGACATCATGGCAACAGAAGAAAAGCGCCGCACCGGCTTTATTCATAAGGTTGATGTGATGAGCGATGTGTTGAGTGATATCCGTATCGACTTGCAACTGACTGAGCGGGCTATTGTGAAAGAGGTAGACGGTGCATTGCATGTTGACCATGCGCTGGAACCGGCTTGGCCGGGTACGCCAACACGACCAACAGCAATCTACTTTAACGGTGAAACGGTCAAATGAATGAACTGAAACCCTTTGATGATGCACTGGCCGGGCTGATTGCCAGTCTGACACCCAAAACCCGCAAAGCACTGGCGGTGACGGTTGCCAAACGCCTGCGGGCCAGCCAGCAACAACGCATTAAACGCCAGCAAGCGCCCGACGGCACCCCGTATGCGGCGCGTAAATCTCAACCGTTACGTAAACCCAAGGGCCGGATTAAGCGGGAAATGTTCGCCAAGTTGCGCACCGCGCGCTATATGAAAGCCAACAGTAGCCCCGATGAGGCGGTGGTTGAGTTTGCCGGGCGGGTAGAACGGATGGCGGCCGTGCATCATTTCGGCCTGCGTGATAGGCCGTCAGCGCGTGGCAAAGATGTGCAGTATGATGAAAGACCGTTGCTGGGGTTTGATGTAAATGACGTTGATATTATTTCAAATGAAATAATATCAACCATTAATTTATAAATATTTCAAATTGTATCAATTATAAGTTGATCTACATATGCATAATATAATATTCTGTTGATGCAACATTACAGGTGTATCTCGCCTGTTGCCGCTCTTTAAAATGCCATGGGTTATTCAGGGTAACGATGCCGTAAAGGCGATCCCTAAAGGGATCATGACCGGTCATGCGGTGATATGCTGCTTTCCTATTTGAAGAGGCCGTTCGCTTCAAATATATCGCACATATAGCCGACAGTTGTCTGGCGTATAGGGTTAGGAGTTGTAAGAGTCGATATAATTTACCTGAAAAGAACTTCGGTCTGGCCGTACCAGCAGGTACGCTTAAACGAAGGAACTTTACAATGAAGTGTAATTATACTTTCAACCTGAAATTGGCATTTGGTTTTAAAAAGAGCTCAACTTTACCTACAAAAGAAAGTGGTAAGGTGAATGCGCAAGTCGACTCAAGCAATAAAAAGTCATTAATGACCACGTTGTTGGCGTTAATGCCTCTTGTTAGGTTTATTACGATATGCTTAAAAATATGTCTAGTATTCCTAATTAACTCCTAACCCATTTACGTCTTCACGTAAATGGGATTCCCATGGATAAACCAAACTATCCTCATAAACCAATATCTGAAGTAAGCGTCCTTGCTAAAACGTTAGGTATTAGTGAAGTAATGCTTAAAAGCATAGCCAGCAAAGTTGATACCTCTTATACTGAATTTGACATTGAATCAAACGGTAAGGATAGGCATGTCTATGAACCCAAGTTCAATTTAAAGAAACTTCAAAAAAGAATAAATTCACGGATATTTGAGCATGTTAATTTCCCAAGTTATTTACATGGTGGAATTCGTGATGTAAATATTAGACGTGATTACGTAGAAAATGCAAGGCTACATTCAAAAACAAAAGTTAATTCATTAATAAATTTAGATATAAGATCTTTTTATGATAATATA